ACTATATTGGAGAATAAAGAAGAACGGAAAGTGGACATGGACACCTGCTGTCTATGACCTTAACGAAGGTGAGTGCACTCACCCCGACGGTGAACAGGTCATCCTTTGGTGGCCAACAGAGGAGGAAGAAGAATGAATATTCGAAATTACGATGAGTGTTATACTTGTTTAAGACGAAGATGTATATGTTTTTGGAAGTGAAACTTATGGATTCACCAAAGTGCAAAAACCGTAACCGCACAACACTTCATTGTCGTAGATCGTGTTGTAGAAAACCCGTCAATCTTGATAACGGGGGCGGTACTCGTCAGTTGGGATTCAATCGTAATTGTCCTCGTGGCATTTGCGAAATTGTACCTGGTAAGGTCAATTCTGTATGCAGGTGTCCCATATGACTATAGAACTCCACCTTCGGTGGAAGAGGCGTGAAGGTGAGAGAAGATATCCCAGTGGTATGTTCGCTCAGTCGCAGACCCCACAGTCTTCACAGGGGTGTGTATGGACGAATTCTATTTAAGCCGCCTATTACACCCTATAGGGTATGGCCAAGCGTAAATCGAAGTCCAGAACACGAAAAATGAATATTGAACCTGCTGTAATGACTGTTCCAGTCACAATGGAAGTCCCTTTTGGACAACATTCTTTTACAGCCGATCTAAGTCAGATGACTTCAATTATGAATAGACGTTTTTACCGTCAAGGTTTGAATTGGGCTGTAGCAGGATTCAAAGTTAGACTTGTCGGAACGGGAATCGGTTCAGTTGGCGTTAGCAAACTTCCGACAACATGGACATTTTCGAATTCCTGGACTAAAGGATTTAGAACATGGCAAGAAATGAATAACCGAGCCACTGATGATGCTGAATCAGTAGAGGGTCGATTTTTAGATTTCAAAATATATGCTGATGATTTCCATCATCAAGCAGGTTATGGCGCTAATCTCCTACCATCCGATGAAGTCGGTGTTGCTAATACTGTAGCAGGAGAATGGATACCTTCTCAGATTATTACACCTAATAACGAAGGTTTCCCGAATAATTCTCTGTCATATCGTATAATCGGTGTTGGCGATAATTATCCAGGAGCGGATCCAGACGGGTTTGACGCAGTATCCTTGATTCAAGGATATGCAAACAGTAGGGCTCTCCCTTCCCAGTCTGATCCGAATACACCAGGTGAACTAACTGATGCAGATGGTGCTACTCCTGAAAACTGGATGAGTGCCGTTCAGAATGAAGGTACAACTCAAGACAGTGACGTACTTGCAGTCGTTAAAGCATATGATCAACCGCCGTATCCATATGAAAATGATGGAACAGCAGTTACTACAATGTATCCAGGCGGGGCTACTCAAATGCCAAATTTGTTACTACACGATGTTACAGATTTGACATCAACAACAATTTCTGGTTCAAGTTACTTGAAGGGCGGAAATTTCCCTTGTGGATTGGTTAGGTTCAACTGTTCTAACAGTGGTGCAGAAGATATCAACCTAGTTGTTCTCATCGATTTGGTTCCTGGCCCACATCGTGGTTATATGGCAGAATCAATGTTGGAGATGTGAGATTGATGCAAGCAGTAGCGGAAAATGCCAAGGAATTAACCTTGGGAGCGAAACTCTTGAAGCAATTAAAAGAGAATCGAGTTGAAGCAATGATCGTAACGATTTTGCTTTATTCAACTGGACTTCTTGAGAAAGCGTACGTGGCAGGCGTAGGTGTTTGCTGATGCAATGCCGACATGTCAACGGTAAGCGTAGATGTAAAGCCCATGCCCTAAAAGGCAATTACAAATGTATGTTTCATGCTAAGCCAGGGCAGAAAAAGATTTACAGAAAAACGAAGTGATACAAATGTGGGAAATATTGTTCGGCTATGGAATAGAAAAGGTCTTTTCTCGACGAACAGCAGCATTTGAGATAGGTGGGCATATTGTTCAGACGTCAGTTCCTGGAGATGCCACACCACAAGCAGTTGGCAAGGCTACTTTGGAGCCTTCTACTGATGTCGTTACTGACCCATCTTTGGTTTGTTACGCCCCTGAGCCTGTGGTTCACAGGCATGGAATACAGTTAGGTTTCAATCCATTTACTCCTGTAATTGTTGAAGGCGCTCGTATATTGATAGAGAAAATTGGATATGATTCAAGTGGTGTTGATGAAAGACAATATTGATATTGGCAATATAGATCAAGAACAACCCTGCCCAGAATGTGGCGAGGTTGCGATTTTAGACGGCGAAGCCCGTATTTGCTTTGAATGCTGGAATAATCTCGTTATTGCTGAAGCAGAAGAAGAATGATCCATGGCGGGGGTGTCTGGCACCTTCTTCTCCCCCGCCACCTTGATATAGTAGTGTATACAACGTGTATACATGGCGAAACTATATTGGAGAATAAAGAAGAACGGAAAGTGGACATGGACACCTGCTGTCTATGACCTTAACGAAGGTGAGTGCACTCACCCCGACGGTGAACAGGTCATC